GGGATTGGGTAACGACACCATTACGGAAAGAAAATCATATCCAGCAACGAGTACTGGGTCTAAAGTCGTGGTGGATAATGCCACAACAGGTAAATCAGAAGAATGTATCGAAGCAATCGGATCAGGAAAAGGAACAGGTAGGATGGTCGGTGCTAGCGTTGGTGCTGCTGTGGCCCCTTCTCTCACTGGGATTCCTTTCGTTGGTTGGGTACTTGCTGGCGCTGCTACAATGATTGGTATGGATCAAGGTGCTGACATAGGTGGAACAATGGTTGAAAGTATTAATCCTGAATGTGACCCACCAGAATTACAAGATAAATAAAAGTAAAAACCATGGCAACGACAGGTGAAGGCAAGTTAACTGCTTGGGATAGACAACTTAAGAACAGGAACTTCCTATCCCCTGCTGGATTTAAGTTCACCTTACAGAGAGCGCCAAAGGTAGATTTCTTTTCGCAATCTGTAAATATACCAGGCATTAATCTTGGTGTTGCAGTTCAACCAACATACCTAAAAGATATTGCCACACCTGGCGATAAGTTGGTATATAATGATCTTGAAATAGAATTCTTTATTGATGAGAATTTAGTTAATTATCTACAGGTTCATGATTGGATGAGAGCATTGGGTTTCCCAGAGCATTTCGGAGAATCAATTCCTTTAGATGTTAATGATCAAAATCCACAACAGAGTGCTTACTCTGATGGATCTTTATTAGTTTATAACAGTAGTTTTGTTGCAGTTGCTAAAGTAGATTTTAGTGATCTATTCCCAGTATCACTGACTCCTATTTCATTTAGTGCTAATGCAACTGATATAAATTATATTATGGCGACAGCCTCTTTCAAATATACTATTTTTAATGTGGAGAGTTTAGTAGGTAATGAATCTTGAATTTATACAGGAACTTTGGGAAAAGGACTCGGTAATTGATAATGAACTTCTACACTCAGAATCAACAAAGATACCTTCCTTACATGCGAAGTATTATAAGATATACAATAATATCTTAACGCTACAGAGAGCACAGGAAACCAAGTTTAAAGTTTTAAGAAAAGAGAAGTGGCAATATTACTCAGGTAAATCATCACCAGAGGTGTATGCAGAGAAACCTTTTGACTATAAAGTCATGAAGGCGGATCTGGATAAGTACTTTGATGCAGACGAAGATATAATTAAATGCGTTGCTAAGATAGATTACTATCAGATAATGTTAGATTATCTTGAGAGTATATTGAAGACCATATTAAATCGAACATACCAAATAAAGAATGCCATCGAATGGCAAAGATTTACGAGGGGTTATGACTGACCTTACCATTGCCAAGAAGAATGAGGTTTATCTTACAGTAGATGCACAACCTCACGTTCAACAGGAACTATCAGATTTCTTTACTTTTGATGTTCCAGGCGCAAAATTTATGCCTCAGTATAGAAGTAGATACTGGGATGGTAAAATTCGTTTATTTTCAACTGCCACTGGTGAGGTTTATGTCGGACTGTTAGATAAGATTGTCTCTTGGGCAAAGAAGTCTGAGTACTCAGTTCAATTTTTAGATAATGAGTTTTATGGAACTCCCTTTGAACATAATGAGAACATAACAAAGGAAGGTATTAAAGATTATATGAAAGTAATCTCTCAGATTAAACCAAGAGATTATCAAATTGAAGGAGTATATGATGCACTAAGACATAATAGAAGGCTCCTTGTATCACCAACTGCATCTGGTAAGTCATTAATGATTTATTCAATTGCACGATATCATGTAGAAAATAAACGTTGTGTATTACTTGTTGTTCCCACGACTTCTCTCGTAGAACAAATGTATAAGGATTTTGTAGAGTATGGTTGGGATGTCGAAAAATATTGTCATATGGTTTACTCTGGTAAAGAGAAATGGGATAAACGATTAGTAACTATAACAACTTGGCAGTCTATCTATAAGTTAGATAAACAATGGTTTAAAAAATATGATGTTGTAATAGGAGATGAAGCTCATCAGTTTAAGTCTAAATCATTAGTTGGTATTATGTCAAAGTTAAAAGATGCCAAGTATAGATATGGATTCACTGGTACTTTAGACGGCACACAGACGCACAAGTGGGTCTTAGAGGGGTTGTTTGGGCCCAGTTATAAGTTAACTGAAACAAAAGATCTGATAGACAAGGGACACTTATCTAAATTAAATATCAAAATACTTTTGTTGAAACATCCACCAAGAGAATTTGAAACATATTTGGAAGAGTTAGAATATATTATATCACATGAACAGAGAAATAACTTTATAAAAAATCTTGCTTTAAGTCTTAAAGGTAATACTCTTATTCTTTACAGTAGAGTAGAGACTCATGGTGAGCCCCTATATAAATTGATACAAACCGATGACCGTAAAGTCTTTTTTATCCACGGTGGTGTGGATGTAGAAGAACGAGAACAGGTCAGAGAAATTACTGAGAAAGAAAACAATGCAATTATCATCGCTAGCTATGGGACTTTTAGCACTGGGATTAATATTAGGCGGTTGCACAACGTCATCTTCGCCTCCCCAAGCAAGTCCAGAATTAGAAATCTCCAATCCATTGGCAGAGTCCTCAGAAAAGGACGGTTAAAAGATAAGGCAATATTATATGATATTGCAGATGATATCTCTACCAAACATAAAAGAAATTATACCTTAAATCATTTGGTAGAGAGAATCAAAATTTATAATGAAGAAAAGTTTAATTATGAAATCAATCAAGTGAACCTTAAATGAATGTTATTGGAATATATGGTGCTATAGGATGGGAAAGTCACAATGATAATGGATGGGTACACGATGCTGGTGCCACATTATTTGTTGATGGAAAACATTCATGCAGTATACAAGAGGAAAGATTAACTGGATATAAGTATGATGGTGATTTTCCAGAGAATTCCATCAAGTATGTCTTAGGCGATTTAACCGAAGAAGATATAGATGTTGTAGTTGTTCCTTGTATAGGACAACAGATCTTTATGTTGGAATGGTTGCAGGGTCATACTGAACATTACTTAAAACATATATTTCCTAACGCAAAGATAAGATTTGTTTCACATCATAAAGCACATGCATGGTCTTCAATTTATTCATGCAATGCTAAAGAAGGATGCTATTTGGTAATTGATGGTGGTGGTAGTTATTCTGCCACTAAGAAAGGTCCTCAGTTCATAGAGGAATGTTCTTTTGGATATTTCAATAAAGAAAAGAATATTCTTAGACACTTTAATGTTGGTGGACAGTATGGATTATTCCATCAGTACTGGTCACATAATATCTGGTGTGAAAAAACAAACAATCAAGATATTAATTTAACAGATCATAGGTATGTTGAGACTTTCTCAGGTAAAGTAATGGGATTGGCTGCTTATGGTAAGAATAATGATCCAAAAAATTATGAGTTCAGTACTATAGGAATGCCTATAGTGGACTTTATGTATCATGATGCAAAAGATTTGCAGGGTATGTCTCCTGAAAATAAGGCAGCCTTCTTACAAAATAATATAGAGAATGCTTTGGTTGATTTTATTGGTATACTTGATGAGAAGGGTTACTTAGATAAAGATGTTTGTTTATCAGGTGGTATCTTTTTAAATATACCTGCAAACACTAAGATAGTTAAGAAGTTTCCTCATTTAAATTTTCATCTAACTCCTTTTGTTAATGATTGTGGACTTCATTATGGTGCAGCTGCTTCGGTGGGAGTCGAGGTGCCAGAAAATTTGGCACTCTTAGGAAAATCTTATGATGAAAAAGAAAGTAATTTTTTATTATTAGATAACTGGCCTAAGTATAGAAAGTATATTGACTATGAAATATACTATAATGATCCTGATGGTTTATGTAAAAAAGTTAGTGAATACCTTAATGATAATAAGATTATAGGGTGGTATCAAGGAAGGTCTGAGTTTGGTCCAAGAGCATTAGGATCCAGATCAATCCTTATGTCTCCTAAATATAAAGAGAATAAGGATATTTTAAATTCACGGGTTAAGCATCGGGAATATTGGCGACCCTTTGCTGGAGTTATATTAGAAGATCGTCTTCAGGAATACTTTGAGGAAGACATAGTAAGTCCTTATATGTTATACTCGCAGACAGTCAAGCAAGAAAAGAAGGATAGAATACCTGCTATTGTTCATGAAGACGGAACATGTAGAATCCAAACAATAAAGGAGGGTAAACTATCGACATTATTAAAAGAATATGATAAACTAAGTGGTGACCCCGTATTATTGAACACATCATTTAATGATAACGGTAAACCCATCATAGAGACTCCAGAAGATGCTCTTGAAGGACTTATAAATATGAATATGGACTACTTAGTAATTGGAAATACTATAGTAAAGAAGACATAATGGACGAAGAATTTTATGGATCTATAAAACTTGTTTCAGGCGAAGAGATCTTCGCTGAGATTCTCCCTGTCGAGGAGAATGGTAGAAATATTTTAGTCTGTAGTGATCCAGTAGAAATAGAAACAGTCAGTATCAATGGATCTGCAGAAGGCCTAAGAATGATGCCTTGGTTACGTAGTATCCCCAAAGAGGGATTAGTCATCATTCCTTTGGATAAAGTAATTACAGTAGTTGAAGCAGCCGAAGATTCTGAAGTGGTTACTTACTACACTAAATTTGTTATGGCTAACTTCACTGATGGTTCAGAGAGAATTAAAGTAACCAAGAAAATGGGTTATTTAAATTCTGTTGAAAAGGCTCGGGAACAACTGGAGAAGCTTTATAAAAATAATACTGATAAAGCTGGATCCTAATATCCCTTGAACTCTGACAGAGTTATTATATACAAGATGGGCAACCTTGTCAACTGTTGTCAAAATACCTATACTGTGGTACACTTATAACAACGTAATATAAAAGGATAATCATGCCATGCCCGCAGCAAAGACACGTAAGAGATCCGAACACTATGTAAACAATAAGGAATTCTTGTATGCGATCGTTCAATACAAGAAGGATGTGAAAGATGCTGAAGAAAATGGCGATCCAAAGCCACGTATCAGTAACTATCTTGGGTCTTGTTTTTTAAAGATTGCGACACACTTGTCGTATAAACCAAACTTTGTAAACTATATGTTTAGGGAGGATATGATTTGTGATGGGATTGAAAACTGCGTTCAATACATACATAACTTCAATCCAGAGAAATCTACAAATCCTTTTGCATACTTCACCCAGATTATACACTACGCATTTCTTCGGAGGATCCAGAAAGAGAAGAAACAAATGGAGATCCGTAGTAAAATCATTGAAAAGTCGGGGTACGATGAAGTATTCACTGTTGACGATGATTACGGCAATACTTCTGACTACAATTCTATAAAAGAGGCAGTCCAGACAAAGATGTATCAGTGAGATGAGAACTCAAAATAAAGAGAACTATTACTATGTTTTTTGGGTAGTAGCAATGGTAGCCTTTATAGTCCCTCAAGTCTTTACTGCTATTGCATATCATAGACTTGCTGATCTACTTACTAAACCGATACAAGTTGAGCATGTAAATGAAAATCACACAAAAGATAATTGATGATCTTACTGTGGCATTAGCACACACTAAGAAGGATGGTACGGAGAATTGGAAAGATGGGGATGATATAGATGTATGTCTTGCGGGTACGTTTGCAGCAGATAAGTTTATTAGTTTGATAAACAGATCAAAACCAAAATGAAGATTGCGATTATAACTGATACTCATTTTGGTGGGCGACGAGGTTCAAAAGCCTTCCATGAGTTTTGGCAAAAATTTTATGATGATATATTTTTTCCCACCCTTGAGGAACGTGGGATAAAGTATTGTATTCATATGGGAGATGCTTTTGACAATCGTAAGAACATAGATTTCTGGTCACTTGACTGGGCAAAGGAACATGTGTATGATAGGTTTAGAGATCTTGGTGTAACAGTTTGGCAACTTGTAGGAAACCATGATGTTTATTATAAGAATACCAATCAGATTAATTCTATTGAGTCTCTTTTATCTACTTACGATAATCTTATACCTATACCTTCGCCTGGAGAGTATGATATTAACGGGTTCAAAGCCTTCATGCTCCCTTGGATCTGTGATGATAACTTTAGAGAAACTGAATCTGCTATTGCTGCCACGGACTCTGAAGTTGCTTTTGGTCACTTAGAACTGAGAGGGTTTGAGTTATATCCTGGCTGTGTACAACAGAGAGGTATTGATAGAGGTATAGTAGAGAAGTTTGATACAGTATTCTCAGGACATTATCATACCAGAAGTAATGATGGTAAGGTATTTTATTTGGGTAATCCATATGAAATGTACTGGAATGATTGTGGAGATAAGAGAGGATTTCATATCTTTGATACGGATGACCGTACTATAGAATTCATAGAGAACACAAATCACATGTTCGCTAAGGTGTATTATGAAGATACTCCTCTTGGAACCTTTAAATTCCACCTCTATCAAAATAAAATTGTTAAGTTACTTGTCAGAAAGAAGTCTAATCAGTTACAATATGAGAAGTTTGTTGATAGAATGATTAAAGCCGGCGTGGCTGATCTTAAAATCATAGAAAATCTGGAGGTAAATGATGCGGAGGTGGAATTCGATGATGATAAAGTCGAAGATACACTGACACTATTGAATAAATACATAGAAGATTCCGATTTCGATCTAAAAAAAGAACGAGTGAAAGAACTTCTTCGAGAAGTATACATGGAAGCTTGCGAAGCGGAGTGATCTATGTACATCCTATCTCTAAAAGGCGCCGAGGGCGACGGGGCATATGCCTGTATGGATGATAGTGGTGAGAAGGCACTTTACCTCTTCCAAAAAGAGGACGACGCACAAAGATATGCAGGACTACTACACGCAGATAACTCCGCTCCGTTATCTGTAGTTGAGATTGACGATGGACTTGCAGTCCAAACTTGCAAAAAACACAATTACAAATATGTAATCATCACACCAGATGATATACTATTCCCACCTCAACATTATGATTATATTCAAGACGATTCGGTGGCGTAATTTCTTATCTACAGGTAATCAATTTACCGAGATTAATATTACGGAATCGCCTACAAATTTGATAGTTGGTGCGAATGGTACTGGAAAGTCTACCATGTTGGATGCGCTTACCTTTGTGTTATACAATAAGCCTTTCCGTAAGATTAAGAAAGCACAGTTAGTTAATACAGTTAACGATAAAGAGTGTGAAGTACATATAGAATTTACTGCATATGGTAGGGATTATCAGGTCGTGCGTGGTATTAAACCCACGTTATTTGAGATCTATATTGATGGAAAACTTCAAGACCAGTTTGCTTCTGCGATAGATCAACAGAGAAATCTTGAAGAAACTATATTAAAATTAAATTATAAGTCTTTTACTCAGACGGTTATATTAGGATCGGCAACCTTTGTGCCATTCATGCAACTGTCCAACTCTAATAGGAGAGAGATTGTAGAAGATATGTTGGATATAAAAATCTTCTCTGGAATGGCAAGTATTCTTAGGGATAAGATGCGTAGTACTAATGAACTAATAAGGGAACTTACTACTAAAAGGGACATGGTGGAAGAGAAGATCACCATGCAGGAAAGCTTTATTGCAGACTTGGATAAGAGAGGGAAGGAAAGAATTAAAAATAAGGAAGAAAGATTGAGTTCATTAGATAAAGATATCAATTCCTTATTGGAAGAGAATAAAGATAACCAATCTGATGTTGAATTTCACACAACAGAACTTGAACAATTCTCTAATGCAAGTGGTTCATTAAAAAAGATGAACAATGTGAAGGCGAAACTTGAACAAAGGATTAAGACTATCAGTAAAGAACATAAATTTTTCAAGGATAATGTATCATGCCCTACATGTGAGCAGTCTATTGAGGAAGAGTTCAGGCTAAATAAAATCGGAGAAATCGAGGACAAGGTACAAGAGATTAACTCAGCGTACAGTGAACTCAAAGAATCTATAAACGAAGAACAAAAAAGAGATAAAAGGTTTATAGAGGTCTCCAAGCAGATCACCGCATTAACGAATGGAATTTCTACTAACAATTTTAAAATTTCTGAATACCAGAGACAAATCCGAGATTTTCAACAGGAAGTTCAAGACATTACCGAACAAATTGCAAACAGAAATACTGAAAGGGCAGCTCTTAAGAAGTTAATAGATGATTTAGATACCGCAGAAAAAAATAAGTCCGATCAAACTGAAGAGATAACTTACTTAGAGTTTGCACACTCTATGATGAAGGATGGTGGTGTCAAGTCTAAAATTATTCAGAGATATCTTCCTGTAATGAATAAACAGATCAATAAGTATCTGCAATTACAGGACTTTTATGTTAATTTTACTCTTGATGATGAGTTTAATGAGATAGTTAAGTCCCCTATCCATGAGAGATTCAGTTATGAATCATTCTCTGAGGGTGAAAAGATGAGGATTGACCTTGCAATTCTTTTCATGTGGAGAGATATTGCTAAGATGAAGAATTCATCTTCTACCAACCTATTGATTCTTGATGAGATATTTGATAGTTCATTGGATGGTAATGGTACAGAGGATTTCACAAAGATTGTTCGATACGTTATTGAGGATGCTCATGTCTTTATGATCTCTCACAAACAAGAGGAATTGACTGATAGATTGGATAATCTAATAACATTTAAGAAGGTAAACGGTTTCAGTAAGGTCGTGTGACGGTTAAATAACTGCACACTAATGGTTGAATTGGTCCTAATCTGATGTATTATAGGAACATACAGAAGAAACAACCAATGATTAATGCGGTCAATTATGAGGTCAAGGGTCAACTTGCTAAGTTGCTTGCCACAGAGGATCTTATAATAGAGAACCGTAAGGTCTCCACAGCGTCCTTTGATGTGAAGAGGAGAGTTCTTACCCTACCTATGTGGGATCGTGCTTCTGGGATCGTATATGACCTTCTGGTTGGACATGAAGTAGGTCATGCATTATATACTCCAGAAGATGATTGGAAAGTAGAATATCCAGATGTACCTAAATCCTTTGTTAATATTTTAGAGGATGTTAGAATTGAAAGGTTGATGAAACGTAAGTATCCTGGCCTGATCAAGACCTTCTACGGTGGATACTCTCAGTTATCTGATCAAGATTTCTTTGGAATTGCAGATGAGGATCTTGATGAGTTCATTCTTGCAGATAGAATTAATTTATATTTTAAGATTGGTAATTTTGTTGATATCCCATTCTCCGAGAAGGAAATAGGGTTTCGTGATAAGGCTTTCAAGACTGAGACATTTGAAGATGTTCTTCTTTTGGCTAAGGATCTTTCTGATTATGTAAATTCAGAAGAAAAGACTCATACACCAGTCCAGATCAATGGTGATGAAGAATCTGATACACCACCACCTGTTCCTTTTGATAGTTCTGAGGATATTGAGGAGGATTATGGTGCATTAGAAGATGAATCTGAAGGTCGTGGAGATAAGAAACCCCAAGAAGAGGAAACAGAAGAAGTACAGGATCAATTTGAACAGGGTGGAGACCATAATGATACTCTTACTGATAAGAGTTTGGAGGAGAATCTAAAAGAACTTAGTACTCCTGCAAAGTATGATGGTGATGAACCTGCTTATGTTGAGATTCCAAAATTAAATATGGATACTGTCGTTGGTAAGAATTCAGATATACATGAGTATCTTGATAGTTGGTATGTTGAAGTTGAGAAGAGATACACGGAAGCGATTGAAGAAAAAGGTTATACTACTTGGACTAAAGATCCATTTGAAAATGTTGATAGTGAGTATCAGAAGTTTAGGAAGTCAGCACAGAAAGAAGTTAATTACTTGGTTAAGGAATTTGAATGTAGAAAGGCAGCTGATAGTTATGCTCGTGCTTCTACTTCCAAGACAGGTATATTAGACACTACAAAACTTTATACTTACAAGTATAATGATGATATATTCAAAAAGGTAACAACACTTGCTGATGGTAAGAATCATGGATTAATTTTTATCCTTGATTGGTCTGGATCAATGTCACCATATCTTTTGGATACAGTTAAACAACTCTTTAATCTTTTATGGTTCTGCAAGAAAGCTCAGATTCCTTTTGAGGTTTATGCTTTCAGTAACGAATGGTATAGATCTCATTATGATGCTGAAGTGGAAAAATATATTGTTCCTCCACAACATCATGAGAGAAAAGAAAATACTTTAATGGTTGATGAGGAGTTTTCTCTACTCAATATGTTTAGTAGTACCACTAAAGGATCTGAATTTGAGAAACAGATGAAGCATTTCTTCCGTCTGACTTACTCTATGGATAGTAATACAAGGTTCAATTCTTATTATCAGTATCCACAAAGATTATCTCTTTCTGGTACTCCATTAAATGAGGCTTTGGTTACTTTAAATCAAATCATTCCAGAGTTTAGTAAGAGAACTGGTGTTCAAAAGGTTCAATGTATCACTCTTACAGATGGTGAAGCTCATGAACTTAAGTATAACGTAATGGTTGCACCAAGATATGAGGATGGTGAACCAAGATTGGGATGTAGATCTGCCATTAATGGTAAGTGTTTCATTCGTGATAGGGTTTCTGGTGGTACTTATTTTGTAGAACCAAACTATCACAGTATGACAAGTACTTTGATCAATCAATTACGAGGTAGATTTCCTTATGTTAACTTTATTGGTATCAGAGTAATGGCTCAGAGAGATGCTAACAATTTTGTTCGCAGGTATTGTAACTGGAACATTGAAAAGGTTGCAGATATTATGCAATCTTGGAGAAAGGATAAGTCTCTTGTCCTAAAAGATGTTGGGTATCATGCTTACTTTGGACTATCATCTAATGCTCTTAACAATGAGAGTGAATTTGAAGTTGAGGATGGGGCAACAAAAGCAAGAATCAAATCTGCTTTTAAGAAATCCTTATCTGCTAAGAAGATGAACAAGAAAGTGCTCGGAGAGTTTATGTCCTTAATAGCATAGACACTTTAAGAAGTGGTACAATGCCTTGGCATTATGCCATTTTTTCCTTTATAATGTATACATACAAACGAATTGACCATGCCTGTTAAACAAGTGAATTCAAGACTTGAATCCCTTAAAGACTTCGTTGGTGGTAACACTATTACACCAACAGATATAAGAAACTATTTAAAATCCCAAGGTAAGAATCCTGCCACTACGATGGCTAATTGGGAGAAAACTAATCTTGGATATAAGAAAAGTGATCTACCATATTGGAATGGTAAGACAGGTGTTGATAGAAGGTATGATCTCAGTAGCATTGCAGAGAGGTTGGAGAAGACTTACGAGGCTGCATCTGCTGAACCAGTAGTAGAACAACAAACTAATCTTGTTCCTGTAAAGGATCAGGGATTTGTTCCTTTTGGAAGTTTCAGTGACATTAAGAAGATCCTTAAGTCTAAGATTTTTTATCCTGCATTTATTACAGGACTCTCTGGTAATGGTAAAACTTTCAGTGTGGAACAGGCATGTGCCCAACTAAATAGAGAGTTAATTAGAGTTAATATTACAATTGAAACAGACGAAGATGACCTTATTGGTGGCTTTCGCCTTGTCGATGGTAGCACTGTATGGCATAATGGACCAGTTATCGAAGCATTGGAAAGGGGAGCTGTCCTCCTTTTAGATGAAGTTGATCTTGCTTCTAACAAAATTCTTTGTTTGCAGTCTATCCTTGAAGGTAAGGGAGTATTTCTTAAGAAGATTGGTAAGTTTGTAGAACCTGCCAAAGGATTTAATGTGATCGCTACTGCTAATACTAAGGGTAAGGGATCTGAGGATGGTAGATTCATAGGAACCAATGTTCTGAATGAAGCATTTCTTGAGAGATTCCCTGTAACTTTTGAACAAACTTATCCATCTGTCATTACAGAGAATAAGATTCTTAGTCAGTTATGTGATGATAAAGAGTATACAAAACGTCTTGTGGACTGGGCTGACATCATCCGTAAAACATTCTATGATGGTGGAGTAGAGGAAGTTATTAGTACTCGTAGATTAGTACACATTGTTAAGGCATATAAGATTTGGAATAACAAGGCTAAGTCAATTGAAGTCTGTGTTAATCGTTTCGATGATGAAACTAAACAGGCTTTCCTTGATCTTTATGACAAGGTTGACGCTGATGTAAACTTTAATGATGCAGAGGACAAGGCTTATGAAGAAGATTGATCCTAAAGAGTACATGCAGGATGGTTGGGATAGTTCCCCACATCTTGCTGTTCATCCATACAAACGTGGTTCACTCCATAATAAGGTGGGTATGTGGATTATGTGGACCTACTATGTTCTCTTCACTGGTATGGTTATTAGATTAATTTGGGTACTTAATACACGATGAAAAATCTATGGGATAGGTACAAAGCTGCAGTCACAGATGTCTTTCCTGATATGTACCGCACTAATAGGTGGGCATATTGGAAGTCTAAAGGTACAGATTTGGTTGCAGAGACTTTTGGACATAAGTATTTTCTTAAGTCTCGGGCGGTTGATATCACCAGTGAGAAGTCAAACATCTATAACAATATAATCTATCCAAAAACAGGGGAAAATCTTCCTTGTTTTGGTATGGATCTAATGGGTTTCTTTGATAAGAAAGTTATTGTTGTATTTGACTTCCAACATCCAACAGAAAATCTTCTATTTGGTGTTGAAGGTTTACCAAAAGGTAAAGGTGACTACAGGTTTTTTGAACCTGGCAATCATTTCTCAGAGAATATTTACATTGCGTATTGTACTGCTGATGAGGTGGATGATCACTTACCAATGTTTAAGAAATACTTGACTGCCTATGCAGATATGGTATACTGTAAGCAACCAAGTGGTATGGATACATCGGTGTATCATGACTTCGATGCTTACATGACCAAGTTGGATCCAGTTGGAGGATATCTTTCTGGAAAGTTTGGAAAAGATAAAGCGGAAAGATTGGTAAAAGAATTTTTATTTGACTATGGTTAACGCTTGGAGTCTATTAGATTCAATATTAAATGGAACACTTGATGAGGATTGTCCGATTATGACAGAAAAGAATGTTGGAGTTAGAACGGATCAAGAATTTTGGGAGGAAGATGGACATAGTGTAGTGGGTAATCCATACCCTGCTGCTGCATCTTCAGATACTATTCACATTGATACTGGTAGTACTGTTGCTGCACAAGCAGTAGATTACAATTACTATGGTCAAGACCATATATCATTTGGATCTACTGCATCTGCAAAGGATATTTTTCTATCATCTACAGATCCATACCCGACTTTAAATGCTTTTTCATCTGCTGAAGAAGGTCATGAGTGGGTTAAAAATAATGGAGGATATGAATATACTCCACCAGGCCCGTATGAAACTGGTAGACCTAATCTGGGTTTAGATACTTCTAATTATGAACCAGCTCCTTTTCCTGATGATCCCTTATCGGATAATGATGATCAAATTGCACATCACATTCCTACTACTCCAGAAGTATTTGGTAACCAGTACACTACTGAACAGTTGGAGAATGATAGGAAGTATCAGGAGGCAATGATGCCTGGTATTGATGAAGAACATCGTAAGTGGATCTATGAATCTCCTGATGGTGGAAAGACTGTCTATAGGAGAACACATGGACAAGATCCTATGACAAGGGAATTGGTTCCACAGAAAGATACTCAGGCAGGTGTCAGAGCTCATTCATTGGCTGATGCTGATATGAGAGATCATCTTGGTACTGAATATAAAACACACTTCTTTAAATATAATGAAGACAAGACTTTGAGAGAAGTTAAGGATTATGTATCAAGTACATACAAGTCTCATTATGCTAATGATGGTCAGACACAAACCCTTGACCTCATTGATTCTATAGGCGATGCTGAAGCCTTCAGTAAAGCAAACGCCATTAAATATCTTTCTCGATTTGGTAAGAAAGATGGAAAGTCAAAGTTTGACATCCTGAAGGCAATCCACTATTGTATACTCTTATACCACTTCGCTGGTTTACATAATGAAAACGAAACTCCCTATGAAACTTTCTGATAGAACTGTTAATTTACTTCGTAATTTTTCTACGATTAATCAGTCTATTCTGTTTAAACAGGGGAATAGATTACGAACGATCTCTGTCATGAAGAACATTCTTGCAGAGGCAAATATAGATGAAGATATACCACAGGAGTTTGGAGTTTATGATCTTGGACAGTTTCTTAATTCTTTAAGTCTGTTTCAGGAACCTGAACTAAACTTTACTGGTGAGAGTTTTGTTACTGTGAAGGAAGGAAAGCAGAGGTCTAAGTATTTCTTTGCTGATCCAAGTGTTATTGTTTCTCCTCCAGAGAAGTCTATTACTCTTCCTTCAGTTGATGTTGAGTTTACTTTAAAGAGTGCTCAGTTAGATCGGTTGCTTAAGGCTGCTGCAGTATATCATCTTACCGACCTCTCTATTGTTGGAAATGGTAAAGAGATTAAGTTAAAGGTTCATGATCGTAAGAATGAAACATCAAATGATTTCTCAATCATAGTTGGTGTTACTGATAAGAACTTTGAATTGCATTTTAAGGTCGAGAACATTAAGATTGTTCCTGGCACTTATGAGGTTAAGGTATCACGTAAATTATTATCAGAGTTTAAGTCATCTGAATATGATTTAACATACTACATAGCTCTTGAACCCGATCTTACGTGGGAAGATTAGTATGGATGAACATAAGGATAAGAGTAGAGAACAACTCATAGTTGAGTTTGCAGATTATGCTGTAAATAAAATGGATGAGGAAACTCTTAAAAGGATTGCTGCCATTACTCTTATGGCAAATGTAAACCCTGAAAGTGATTGGGCTACATGGCATGATTACCTTACCAGAGCTCCTTCTCTACAAAGTGCAGAAGAACTTCTTGGGATGATTCAACCAAGTGTTATTATGAAACAACAAGTAGATGAGTCTAAATCATCCGAATCTTAAGGATCATATTTTTAAATATGATTTATTGCCCGAGTGGAAATGTGATGCAGCAAAGCATCAAGTCATAGAGAAGGATGATTGGAGGACTCATTTATGGTATAGTAATACTAATAAAAGGGTTGACGTTGATGAACAGTCTGAGTTACAATGGACGTTAGATGAGGTCGCTCAGAGTTGGATTCAACCACACATGGAAGATCTCTTTGGTGCTTTTCATGAAGAGTATCATGATCCAGAGAATACTAACAGTGAGACTTTTTGGGAGAACAATTCTCAGATAAAGTTTAACAAGTATTCTGTTGGAGATTATCTTAGTCCACATCATGATCACATTCGTGATCTTTTTCAAGGAGACTTTAGAGGAATTCCTGTTACCAGTGTAGTTGGAGTTCTTAACGATGATTTTGAAGGAGGTGAGTTTGTTTTCTGGAGAGAACACACAGTTAAGATAGAGAAGGGACAGGTTTTAGCTTTTCCTTCCTCGTATCTTTTTCCTCATGAAGTCACGCCAGTGACAAGTGGGGTTCGTTATTCATGGATTACTTGGATTGTATAATGAGAGATGAATTTCTTTGGGTTGAAAAATATAGACCCAAGACAATTGAAGACTGTATCCTCCCAGAGGATATTAAGAAAACCTTTACGGATTTCATAGAAACTGGAGAGATTCCTAATCTACTTCTTGCAGGACCTGCTGGATGTGGTAAGACAACTATTGCAAGAGCCTTGTGTGAACAACTGGGTTCTGACTACATAATTATTAATGGATCGGATGAAGGAAGGTTCCTTGATACCGTAAGGAATCAGGCAAAGAACTTTGCTTCTACTGTATCATTACATCAAACATCCACTCATAAAGTTATTATTATTGATGAGGCTGACAACACGACGCACGACGTACAACTCCTTCTTAGAGCGAACATTGAATCGTTTTACAACAATTGTAGATTCATCTTTACTTGCAATTACAAAAATAAACTTATCGAACCACTCCACTCCAGATGTGCGGTGGTCGAGTTCGGACTTACAGCCAAACAGAGACCCGCCCTCGCTGCGTCGTTCTTTAAAAGACTCAGCACTATCCTTGACGGTGAGAGGATTGAAGCGGATAAGAAGGTCATTGCCGAATTAATTAACAAACATTTCCCTGATTATCGTAGGGTACTTAATGAGTGTCAAAGACATTCTGTTGGTGGATCTATAGATTCATCTATTCTTGCTACGTTCTCTGATGTAAATATCCATGATCTCATTAAAAACCTCAAAGAAAAGAACTTTAAGGAAGTACGTAAATGGTGTGTCAATAATTTGGACAATGATCCTGCTGTACTTTTGCGTCGTACTTACGATGCTCTTTGTGAAACCTTGGACGGTCCTTCTATTGCTGCTGCTGTCCTCATTATTGCTAAGTATCAGTATCAGATTGCCTTTGTGGCGGATCAGGAGATCAATCTCCTTGCTGCTCTCACGGAAATCATGGTCGAGTGTGAATTCAAATGATGATTGAGAAGTATATTATACTCTCATTATTGTATCTTGAATGGTTCACACAGAAACTTCTGTGCTTACCTTACAAACTCTATATGAAATTTGACTACTGGAACTTTAATCGTAAATTACCAAAATGATATTGCCAGGAACTACAGTCACAGTTATCGATGAGACCTCTATCTACAGAGGTTATGTCGGATTTGTACAGAGGATCAGTGGTGATAAAGCTGCTGTTCTATTTGATAATCTTTCTCCGTGGGAAAAGATGATTACTTTTCCTATTAAAGATCTGGAGGAAGGAGGAATACTACCAAAATGAAGGAACAATTAATAAAAATCCTAAAGAAATATGCTTATCGTAAAGGTAAGTTTACATTATCTTCTGGTGTGGAGAGTGAACATTATGTAAATTGTAAACCAGTTATCCTTACAGGAGGAGGTTTAAGTTTAGTCACTCAAATGATGTTAGATCATCTTGATAGTAAGGTAGTCGCAGGACTTACTTTAGGTGCAGATCCTTTAGTTAGTGCTGTGACTTTATTGTCACAGGGGTCTGGTTTGATTATTAGAAAAGAACCTAAAGGACATGGTACTGCTTCTCAGGTAGAAGGACCATTGCCACCAAAGGGTTCCACCATTACTGTATTGGAAGATGTTACTACATCAGGTGGATCATCCCTTAAAGCAGTTGATGTTTTAAGGGATTTAGACTATAATGTTAATCGTGTAGTAACTATTGTTGATCGTCAAGAAGGGGCTGTTGATCTTATGAAATCAAAAGAGATCGAACTTGTCAGCCTTGTTCTATTAGAGGACTTATTATGAAAAGTAAAAAAGAAAAATTGAGGGCTCAAGTTAAGTCCAGATTTTATTATATCTTTTGGGGAACATGTACCGTGGCAGTTGTAGCTGGTCAGTTCCTTGTAGGAAGTGGTTTCCGTAGGATGGCTGAGAGTCTTGACAATGTATTGGAGTCTCCTATCATTATTGATATGGGTATTCCTCGTCCACATCTTATGCCAGTACCAGATGTATGGGAAGAAGAAGGTATGTGGCATCCCACTGATCCACCTAAACGAGTTTGGTAATGGAACTCTCTACTGCTGATGCCACTTATGCAGCAGATAAATTCATTAATTACTTCTCTAACACGGGAAGGATTGATGAATATTTGCGTACCGTCAAGATGGATCGCATAGCGAATCAACCTATGTCCTTGCCTGGATTCGGACCAGAGGATGATTTGTTTAGTGACTTTGATATGCATCCAGAGGATATGAATATCCAAGTATATTCTGCAGGAGATGAGAAGGGATTTAGTAATGAGTATTTCAATGAGAGATTACAGATTACTATGTCTCATGCATTTGAAACTTCTATTCCTGGCAAGTCTTTAAAGTGGATTGTTCAAGAGACTAATACTAATAAGACTGTTGGGTTTATTAGGTTCGGTTCTCCGACCATTAATTCCAAACCAAGGAATGATTGGTTGGGTGCCACGCCAGAATTGGGTCGGTTTAACCGCCATGCAATCATGGGGTTCATTATTGTTCCTACTCAACCTTTCGGTTTTAACTACCTTGGTGGTAAACTTCTTGCCATGTTGTGTTGTTCACATCAGGCAAGAGAACAACTTAACGCAAAGTATAATAGTGATATATGTTTGTTTGAAACTACATCACTGTATGGATCTACTAAGTCATCATCACAGTACGATGGATTGAAACCTTATATGAGATATAAGGGATTGACGCAAAGTGATTTTACTCCTTTGTTGCATGATGATATATTTCATGATTTGAATAAGTGGTTCATTGCCAGAAATGGTGATAAGATGTTGGTTAAGGAAGATGCTTCCAGTAGGAAGTTGAAGACGCAATCTAAGATGATATCTATTATTAAGAAATCTCTTAAGTCTTCTTCTAAGTTAACTGACTTTGCTACTGCGATTAAGGATGCGAAGAATCTAACAGAACAAAAAAGATTTTATATGTCTACCTATGGTTTCTCGAATAGTAGAGAAGTTATCTTGGGAACTCAAGATACTCTCGTTAAGGCTGAGAATTATGATAGGTTCAATGTTGATTCGATTGTGGATTGGTGGAGACGGAAAGCTTCTCGTAGGTACGAAAGTCTCCAAAACCTTGGAAGACTCAGAACCAAGTTAGAGACTTGGAATACTAACCCAGATGAGATTGATATTATAAGATGAACTACAAAGATTCGGGTGTAGACATAGATGCAGGTAATGCTTTTGTCGAGAAACTCAAAGAAAAAGCTCCCAGTATAGGGGGCTTTAATGGTATGTTTAGAGTACCATCTGGTTATGAGAAACCTGTTTTAGTATCTGGTGCTGATGGTGTCGGTACTAAGATTAATATTGCACGAATTGCTAATGACTATACGACCATTGGTCAAGATCTGGTCGCAATGTGCGTCAATGATGTAATCTGTAGTGGTGCTAAACCATTATATTTTTTAGATTATGTTTCTACTAAGAAGATTGATGGTAATGTTGCAGATATTATGGTGGGTATTCTTAGGGGATGTGAGATATCAGAAATGGAACTCCTTGGTGGAGAGACTGCGGAACATTTTAGACAGAGTGACTATGATCTTGCTGGTTTCTGTACAGGTATTGTAGAGGAGAATGAGATAGTAGATGGTAAGATTATTAAGCCAGGTGATAAGGTAATTGGTTTAGCAAGTAGTGGACTGCATAGTAATGGGTACACCTTGATCAATGATATGTTGTGGAGACACAAGATTATGTGGAAAGATACTCCTGAGTTACTTACACCCACCACAATCTATGCTCCTATAGTCAAGGAGTTAATGGATGAATATCCTATTCTTGGTATGGCACATATTACTGGTGGGGGAATAGAGGAGAACCTATCAAGATGTTTGCCAGAAGGACTTAAGGTACGTGTTGATTACAACTCTTGGCCTTTACCTCCGATCTTTAGTAAGGTACAATTGGCAGGTGAGATACCAGAAGAAGAGATGAAGAGAGTATTTAATCTTGGTATTGGATTCTGTCTGGTAGTGCCTCCAGAGATTGATATACATACTACAATCCCTTCTTGGGAAATTGGAGAAGTGTATGAGTAAAATTGATACACAGGGAATGGGTGGACCCGTTGACCCAAATTATATCCCTGACGGTAAAGCACAAGAACATAAACCTGCTGAGGTTAGACCTCGTAGGTTATTCACTGAGACATATGCTAAGGAGATGAAGATCCTTATTAATGAAGTATTAGACGAACGAGAATATAAAAAGAAAATGAAAGGACCATATGATGTTGGTGGATATGAACTACCTCCATCATATTTTGATACGGAACACTTTAAGTATCGTGTAGGAGAAGAAGAACCACCTTATAAGGATTGGAGCCAATGAGTGAACATGTAGAGACAGATCCGAATGGATTCTCCAAAAGAGCGCCTATCTCTGATAGGGAGTGTATCTACAAGTGTCTATGTAACTGTGAACAATTAGCAGGACTTGATAAGAATCAAGTTGCAAGATTGATGAAAGATTTCGAGACTGAGAAGACAGACGAACAAATCAAATCGGAGTATCCACCGCTATGAGATTAGGTATTATGTGCTCTGGAGAGGGCTCAAATTTTGAAAACATAGTTCACTCATGTCCTAAACATGACGTTGTACTCATGGTGTATAACAAAAAGAAAGCAAAGGCAAAGAAGAGAGCAGATAGATTAAATATTAACTCTTGTTATAGTAAGGATGAAGATGAGATCATTGCATTGTTTCATGCATATAATGTAGAAATGATTGTTATGGCAGGATGGATGAGAGTAATCTCTAAGAAATTCTGTGATGAATTTGCTGGACGTATTATAAATTTACATCCTTCACTACTCCCTAAGTACAAGGGATTACATGCAGTTGAACAAGCTTTTAAGAGTGGTGATGATGTGACTGGTTGTACAGTTCATTTCGTGACAGAGGAGTTGGATTCTGGTACAATAATTAGACAACAGGACGTTCCTATTCTGCCTGGGGATACGGTTGAGTCATTGACCAGAGCAATACAACAGGCAGAACATCAATTATTACCACTTGTTATCAACGCATTTTAATGTACGAACTGAAAGATTATCTTAATTCAATTAATTTCACTAAGGAAGATCTGATGACATCAGAGGATCCTACTTGGGAAAAAAAGTATCCTGCTTTCATTGTAAACAAGTGCCTGTCTGGATTTATTGATACAATTATATTCTCTAATGAGATGAATAGGTATCCAAATCTGCCCTCCAAATTACAGTATGACTTTTTTCTAAATAGTCTCAGGAAAAAGAAGAGATTTTCTCCCTGGCTCCGAAAGGAAAAGATTAAAGACCTTGATGCCGTTAAATCATACTATGGTTATAGTAATGAAAAAGCGATGCAAGCTTTGAAGATCTTGAATAAAACTCAAATCGATTACATTAAAAAGAAACTTGACGTTGGAGGCACAAGATGAACGCTGCAGAGCCTGAAGTAGATTGGTCGGCAGACCAGATGATTGAAGTTACATTAAATGAACCAGATGATTTCCTTAAGGTAAGAGAAACTCTAACAAGAATTGGTGTAGCATCAAGAAAAGAGAAGAAGATATATCAATCCTGTCACATACTGCATAAGCAGGGAAGATATTTTATTGTTCACTTTAAAGAATTATTTGCATTAGATGGCAAACATGCCAATCTAACAGTTAACGATGTGGAACGTCGTAATAGAATTATTACCCTACTATCAGACTGGGGATTGATTTCTATTCTAAAACCAGATTCCATAAAGGGTGTTGCCCCATTGAATCAGATTAAAGTCTTATCTTATAAGGATAAGGGTGATTGGACTCTTGAGACCAAATATAATATTGGTAAGAAAAAGAAAGCTGTTCAAACATCACATAGCACCTTTGTCCAATCACAGTGAAACGGACGGATATCTATCCAGTCTCTATATTTCAATCCTCTGTTGCAAATAACAGTAGATTGAAGGAGCTTATGGTTCCTATCATAGAGGATGCGAAAGGACATAAGGATAATCAAGCACCAGAGATATGGTTTACTGACAACTTAAAGACTTCTTGGGATAATAAACACCCATGTAATGATATGTTGTTTGGTGATAATAATACTGGTAATGAAGTTATGAGTTCCTATTTTGAGGTACTCAAAACGTTTCCAATATTAGATAAGTGTAGATTAGAAATCGCCTGGATATGGTGGAATTATTATTCCAATGGCGAGTATCAAGATGCACATAATCATCTATCTCATATATTAAATCCTATTCATTATTCTTGTGTTCACTTTCTATCCTACGATCCTTCCATCCACGCTCCCTTATTATTTTCGGATCCTATATTCACCTTACGCACACAGACTTTAGAGTTTGGTAGTGAGGGATATAAGGAGACCTGTGCAATGGATGTAAAGGAAGGTGATGTATTATTGTTTCCATGTTATATGCAACATGAGGTTAGACCATCTAAACCTACTCCAGAGTATCCAAGGGTTACGGTTTCTTGGAACATTAAGATAACAGATTCAGAATTTATGCCTCATGATTGGTAAGAACCGAACTGATATAATCGGTTTACAACACTGACTATTACTGTAGTTTGTGGTTAAATAGTAGTGGACGCTTCGGGTCCACAAAACACAAACTCGCTTAATAGGAGCTAATAAGATGAACGCACTACAGCGCTATCATGCTGCCAATCTTCCTGAATTGATGGAGAAGATTAACAGAAACAGCATTGGATTGGAGGACTACTTCGATCATTTTTTTAATAATGTACAGACCACTAATTATCCTCCATATAATATTGTTACAATTAACAATGTGGAATCGAGATTAGAGATTGCCCTTGCAGGATTCAAGAAGACAGAGGTTAAAGTCTATACTCAATACGGTAAAATTATCGTAGAAGGTAATAAAGAAGACAAAAATGAATCCGAGTATGCACATAAGGGACTCGCTCAGAGGAGCTTTACGAGAGAGTGGACTTTATCAGACGACGTAGAGGTACGGAAGGTGTCCTTCGAGGATGGACTCCTCTCAGTCGAACTGGGTAAAGTTGTTCCAGAACACCATGCTCGTAAGGACTTCCTCTGATATCAAGAGGAAGTACTATTACAAGGGGGCTTGACGGCCTCCTTTTTTTATGCCATAATATATTTGTCCGACGGGACATAGGGAGTGACTGAATAATCTTTCTGGCAAATGCTGGATAAGGTGATGAGACACAGGTGGTGCTGCTTCCCCC